AATCTCCTTTGGGATGAAGGCTGTTGGCGCGACCCAGACCGCGAGGGGGTTCGCCTCCGTCAGTGGTGCCATCAAGACCATGACAGCGGCTCTCACTGCTGCCTCTGTGGCGATGACAAGGCTCGGCTCTACTTTTGAGCAGGGCATGGCCAATGTCCAATCGGTCTCCAAGAGTACCGTTGCTCAATTCTCGGGCCTGGAGAGGGCTGCCAGGAGCATGGCCAGGGTCACCACCGTGTCCGCTAATGACGCTACCAGATCCATGTATGCCCTCGCCTCTGCCGGTCTTCAGGTCAATGAGATTATGCAGGCTTCCAAGCCGATCATGACCCTGGCCGGTGGCACGATGTCTTCGGTGGGGCAGGTGTCCGAGCTTGTAGTCGCTGCCATGAAACAGTTCAGGTTGGAGTTCACCCAGTCGAGGCATGTGGTCGATGTGTTCGCTGCCTCGATCCAGAACTCTCTCCTCAACATGGACCGTCTCACAGAGTCGATGAAGTATGTCGGCCCGATTGCCAGGGCCTCCAACATGACCCTGGAAGAGACTGCCGCCGCCCTCGCCGCCCTCCATGATGCAGGCCTCATGGGCTCTATCGCCGGTACCACCCTCAGGCAGATGCTCCTAAAGCTCAACAAACCCACCAAGGAGTTGAGGGATGTCTTGGCCGGTGCGCGTCTTGAGACCCATGGCGTTGTCGAGGTCTTCAAGAGGCTGAATGATGCCGGGATGTCCAACGAGGATATGTTCAGGATCTTCAATGTCAGGGCTGTCAACGCCGCCCTGGTGATGAAGTCCATCGGCACCGATGCATTCGTTGAATACATCAAGAAGATGAATGACGCTGGGGCTGCCCAGAGGATGTTCAACATCCAGTTGGACACCCTGAAGAACAATGCCATTGTTGCCTGGAACCAGTTCAAGGATGCTGCCCTGAGTGCCTTCGCGGCTGTCGAACCGAGGCTTTCTGCTGTCATCAATTTGTTGCAGAAGCTCGGGTCGGTCATAGCCACTGAATTGCGTAGGGCCGACATGGGTCCCTGGGAGAGGATGGTAGCCGACCTGGAAATGATCGGCGTCACTGCCGACAAATCCACTCCTGCCATGAAGGCCTTCATCGAGGAGGCCAGAATCCAGCAGTTGGCAACAGACATGAAGGATCTCGCTGGAGACATGGCGGCCCTGGACAAGTTGTCCGGTCGAAGCTGGGCAAACAATTTCACCCAGGACACCCAGGAGGCCCAGGCAGAGCTTGTTAAGCTCCAGGCCGAATTGAAGCGGGTCATGGCGGCGTTAGATACAAAGTTGAGCGGTGGCCAGGAATCACCAATGGATGCCATCTTCTCGCCCGAGCAGATGGCCAATTTTGCGACAAACCTCAGAGGCCAGATCGCAGATGTGCAATCTGAACTGAGGGACATGGTTAAGGGCATGGGCAGCGTCTTGGGCACTACCTTCTCTCCTGCCCTTAAAGGCATCGGGAAGATAAGCAGCATTCTGGAGTCCATGCTTACCATCCCAGACAGTGAAAAGGCTGCCGCTCTGGCCGAGTTTGTCGGAGAGATTCAGGCCTTGCTTCACATGGCAGAGACCGACATCGCCAACCGCGCAGAATTCTCGGAGACCAAGGGGGTCACCGATAAGTGGGTGGCTACCATGGCCGACAGCCTTGGCCTTTCCCAGGAGGCATTTGTCGATGCGTTCCAGGACAATTGGGGGATGATAGTCCCCAAGTTGTCCGAGGTGACCATGCAGAGCCTCATCGCCTTGAACGAACACCTTGACCTCGGTGGCACAAGGGCTGGCCTTGATGCCATGTGGGTGGAATGGGGCGAACAGCTTGAGAGTGCCTATGGCATCACCCATGAGATGTGGGAGAGGATCACACAGTTCATCTCTGAGGGCGTAGAGGGCGTCTCCAAGCAATTGAATGTCGAACTCGACCCACAGGTGACCTTCTCCGGGGAGGCAGGCCTGGATCAAGCCCGAGAGGCGTTGATCGGATTCTCTGACGCCATGGAGGGCATGTCTGCCTCCACCTTGGACTTTGCCCTCCAGGGGTCTGCGAATCTAGCCCAATTCAAAATCATGCTTGGGTCTCTCGGTGTTGATGCAGACACGGTGGACATTGCCGCTGCCTTCTACCAACTCGCAGACGATATCACCATCTCTATGGGGTTGATCAATGAAGAGACCGGTGTGTTGACGAGGTTCGGTGAGGAAGTTTTCGCGCAACTCGGAATCCACCTAGAGGCCACCTCCGAAAAGGTCATGTCCTTCAACGAGAGACTTGCGGAGGAGATCAAGGGCATGGAGGGCACATTCCTTCAGGTCTGGGATACCATCGCCTTCGGTGCGGAGGACCTCGGGGAACGCATGGAGGACATCTTCAAGATCATCACCCGTGGCCTGTGGCGACTGGTAGGTCAGATGCTTATCGCCGCCGCGCAGGCAGCTTTTGCGTCCTCTCAGACCGCTGGAGCTATTGCCGATGCAACGGCAAAAACAAAAGCGGCAAAGGTCCTTGAGTCTGCCGCCCTCTCGCTCATGTCAGCAGAGGTTCTTGCGTCTGTCTCATGGATGGGGCCAGCGGCACCAGCCGCTGCCGCCACAATCCTGGCCACCATGATGGGCATTCACCTTGGCGCGAAGGTTGCCGCGTTTGCCCTGAGCTTCCCCCCTCAGGGTCTGGCCGAAGGTGGCTGGGTTGATGGCAACCCCGGGCATGACAACGTGCCTGCAATGTTGACCCAGGGTGAGTTCGTGGTCCCCCGTGATCAGGCCCTGTCGAATGCATCTCTTCTGGAGGCTATGCGCGATGGGACCACATCCGTCGAAGGAGGAGGGGGCACCAACCTCTCTGTGAGCTATTCCGGCATGTTCTACGCCAACGACAAGAAGCAGGTCAGGCAACATGCTAGGATGTTGATGGAAGCATTGGAGGACGTGTAATGCCTATCGGTGCCTGGGACACTGCTGAAACCTCTGGAGCCTGGGAACAATGGGCTGACCCCCATCACCCTACTGCCGCCCCTTCAGGCCTGACCTGGGGCGTTGCCCACACTGACGTACACAGGCGCATGGGCATTGTCATGGGCATCGTCCATCACGGGGACAAGTATCTGTGGAAGTTGCAATGGAAGTACCTCACCGAAGCGGAGATTCTCGTCATCAGGGATTGGTGGACCTCCAGGCTTTTCCAATTCTCCCCCGCTTACAATACTGTCACCCCCTCCTCCAGCACTTGGTACGATGTCCTCTGGAGGGAGAAAGAGTTTAAGCCTGTCCCCCAGAGAGGGTGCATGTATGCTCTCACGGCGACCCTTGAGGAGATCTGATGGCCACTGACAGATGGATTCAGGTCCCACAGGGCTGGCTCGACCACTTCTCTTCCAGGTCAACCTCTGTCGGCCCAGCCAATATCTGGATCTACACCCGCCCCTACGAGGGCGGGGCTCTCAGTCGGATAACTGACCATGAGGAATTGCTGTCGTGCGATGACTTTGCATGGTCTATCGATTTTGAGAAATTCGGAGGCCTCGGCAAAGGCAAAGACACCTCCTTCGTCTTCACCAAGAAGACCGACTATTTCACCACGACCCTCACCAAAGACCAGATCGGTGACGATCTTGTCGTGTATGTCCGGTTCGGGGATGCCGACTTCGATGACGGCTCCTTTGGGATGAGAACCTTGTTTGTCGGTCGCATCACCGAGATCAAATACGAGGAAGACAGTACCGTAGAGATCACGGCGCACCACCACTTCGAATGGTCCATGGACAACGAGGCTCCTGATGATTGGTATGCCCTCACTCCCGACAGGTACGTCTCAAGCCCCAAGACCTTCAAGGGCCGCGACCCCGGTCAAGGAAACTTCATCCTCAATGACCAGATCGAGGATTCTGAGCGGTGGGAAGATGCCGACCTAACAAACTACGATGCGAACTGGCCGAAGACATACTCTGTCTGGATAGAAGAGGACGTTAACGACTGGTGGTACACTGACACTAGCTCTGGTGGACCCCGGATATGCAACAGGGAAGGCAACACGCCATACGCCTACACCTGCGTCGATGACAACCGATCACTCGTTGTCGTTAAGACCCAGGGGCATACCATCAGCGGGACCTGGGACACCGATGTCCAGAGCGGCCTGAATTGGTTTGGTGCCTATCACCCCTTCACCTCCGACCCTCCTTACGGGACCCAGACCGCCTACCTGAATGAGATCTACTACTGCATCACCCCACCAGCAATCAAGTACGTTGATGGCACAGGGCAGACGCCACCACTCGGCCTAGTAAACCAAGGCGCTACGGCGCTCGTCAGTGGGGGCTGCTCCGCATGGTCTGGGCCATCCCCCTCCAAGGGTTCCAGGAAGCCCCGTGGCGCTGATGTCTGGAAGGTGCATTTCCAGGAGGACACGCCGGTTGGAGATGGCAATGACGGGGTAACACATCCGATCTTCCTCCCGGACAGGATTGAGAGGCCCTCCCTCTCCGAGGGTAATCCGATTTCTGGCGCACGGTTCAATAACTGGCGGCTGTTCGGCATCAGGCAGGCCGCTGGGCTCAACAACAATGTTTGCCCCCACATGGGTTGGGACCCTGGGGGCAACCACAGCTACAGCCATCATGCATACGACTACTACCCCTGGAAGGTTAAGAAAGAGAATGGCGCGTGGGTGGACGATGCCCATGGCTGGATCTCCTACGCGGCCACATTCATGGACCTCAAGGAGGAGAACCAGTCGCTCTGGCCGGATGTAAGGCAAGGCCCAGGCGATGTTGCAACAAGCTGGCCCAGCGGTGACAAGGATTCACCATGGCTGAGAGTCGCCTATTGCCCCGGGCAACGCTGGTTAACTGGCATCAGCGGCATGGTGTGGCCAGGGTCGGCTGTGGTGTCCACCAGGGACGAGCCATGCCAGCTTATATACTCTGTCCTCTCCAAGGTGTGGAGGTACGGTAGGCCTCCCACCTTCGACATCGACACTGGGGTCTCCTCTGGGATAACCGGTGAGGACCTGTTCTGGCCCGATGGCGCTCACACCCTGACCACAGGCTCCTATGACAATTCTTATTCCTGGGTTGGTCAACAGTATTACCAGCGGGACGCCAACCGATGGCCCGGGTCTTCTAAGTTCCAGGACCAACGTGGTGTGCGTGTCGGACTAACCGAGGCTGACATCACCCCCAAGGAGGCCTGGAAGAAGCCCATAGAGACTTTGTGTCGCGGCCTGGGCTTCTATGTGTTCTCCACCCCCTGGGGCGGGGTTGATGTCTGGTGCCAGAACGGTAGCCCTGGAGCCGGGGATAACAATTGGACTTTCTCTGCCGACCTGAGTGGCGACACACCGTTGCCTGGGGACCAGACAACCAGGAACGTCTGGGGTGTCGAATACGATTGGCATGACTGGAAGGTTGTCGAACATGTCGAATACAGGTACAGAGCCCTGTACGAGGAGACCATAGACCTGGAGTCCCCAGGCTTCATGCCGACCGGCGTGATCAACACAGAGTCTCGGTCGGTGAAGTCCTCCTTAACGCCTACAGGGTTCAGGACAAAGCCGAAGCGTTTCGGGTCCGGGCAAGGGTTGGTCTTTGATGTAGGGTCGGACCCAGACGACACAACCTGGGTCCAGGGGATCTCTGATGATATCAACGCCCTGTATGGCACCCTTCATTCCAGCATCTCCTTCTCGACAACCATCGATGCCTTCTGGGATGACAGCAACGAATACTTCATGCGAATTGGCAGCGGGTTCTACTTCACCGACGCAGAGGCCGGTGTCAGCGGGTTCTACTGGGTGACCGGATTTTCCATGAACATCATCGCTGGCACCATGGAGATCTCTGGTGTCAGTGCTGGTGCCGAACCAGGCGTCTATGACCCTGTGACCGATGACCCTGCACCCTTGACCATCCCAGCGAACATTGTCATGACTGCCCCTGTCAGCACGACTGTCCATTCTGAAGGCCTCCTCTACAATATTGGCTGGGGCAACCTTACCGGCACCACGCTCATATCTGGAGATCCTGAATTCTCCCTGGATTGGGGCAGTGGGATCTACGACCTCCGTCATTACGAAACCGTAAGGCCGGTAGTTGCATTCACCCCGACCGGCGTGGGTACCTTCACCGGATACATCACCTTCTCCGGTGGCGACCATGGCATCATTCCGATAAATGGAACCGGCTGGGCACCAAGCCCCAGGGGGCTAACCAGCATAGACTTCAACCCTACCGATATGGGCAGGGGGTCTCAGGAGACCTGGATAGTCTCCAACACCTCGCCGTCGGGGTCTCCAGCACTGTCTTCCGTGGTATCCCTCACCAATGACAGCAGCAAGAACGCTTTCTCCATTACCTCGGCAGACAAAAACAAAGTTCCACAGTATCAGATGTATGTAGAGGCCGGTAGCGGCACGGACTCTATCGAGGTCTCCTTCTGGCCGACTTCCTCTGGCGTTCACACCGGGACTCTTTGGACAGACTTCCCGGCCCCTCATAATGAGATAACCTTGAGTGGTATGGGGGTCGATCCAAGGGCAGATTCTGCCGCAAGCACTTCCTCCATCTTCTTGCTCATGGGAGGCTAGGATGGCCGACACCTACAAGATCCTCTGTCAGGTAGTCCCACTGGCGACCACCGAGACCACCATCTACACGGTACCGGCCTCCACCTCGGTCGTCATCTCATCGCTGGTGGTCTGCAACCGTGGCGCAACCTCTTCCACGTTCAGGGTGTCCATTGCAGAGGATGGTGACGCTACCGGCATCACCGATTACCTCTACTACGATGTCACGATCCCCGGGAATGACACCTTCATTCTCACAGGAGGGCTTACCGCTGGCGAGACCGATGAGTTCAGGGTCTATGCCTCTTCGGGGAACCTCACATTCCAACTCTTCGGATCGGAGGTCACCTGATGGCCCAAGGCTTTACCAGTACGAGCAGTTCGGGTGGCGTCGATACAACCGCCATCCACAAGGCCACCGCCGCCGAGATCTCTGCCCTCACCGAGAAGGCCACCCCGATTGCCGCCGACCTCTTCATCATCGAAGATTCTGCCGACTCCAACAGCAAGAAGAAGGTCCAGCACGGGAGCATCGACCACAATGCACTGACGAACTTCGCTGCCGGGGAACACCGGATCATCAACGATGGCGGGACCAGTTCAACCGAGCTTTACAGTGCCTCCAAGATCAGCACCGAGATCGACGCAAAGGTGACCGGCGCTGCCTCCGGGACCGACAATGCTCTGACCAGATTCAACGGGACCAACGGGAAGATCATCCAGGACAGTGGCGTGATATTGAATGACGCTGACAGCCTATCCGGCATCGTGAACATCACCCTCTCCGGCACGGTGGATGGCAGGGATGTTGCCACCGATGGCTCCAAGCTCGATGGCATCGAGGCTGCCGCCGATGTGACCGATGCCACGAATGTCGCTGCGGCTGGCGCGGTGATGAAGCAGAAGTACAAGAAGATCATCCACATCGAGAACGGCGACGGCCTCAGTGCCACAGACACATGGCCGGTCTTCTCGGTACCCTTCGCTTGCACGATCACCAGGATCACCCACATCACTGATACCGGGACGGTTGACTGGAACCTGGAGGAGAGGGCCGAGGCCACACCCTTCACGGCTGGCACCGATGTCTACGCCTCCGACGAGCAATCTAGCAGCACCAACTCGGTGGACACCAGCTTCGCCAATGCCTCCCTGGCCGCTCACGCTGGCCTGGAATACGTTGCGAGTGCAGTGTCCGGTACACCGACGAAACTCCGAATTCAGATCAGCTTTGAGGAGGCTTAGGGATGATCATCAACCCAGACCACCGACAGTATGTTGCGGCCCTGGAAGACCTACAGTCCATCTATACCAACTTCAAGGACCGGTACCACCCGATCATGAGCCGGATGACCGAGGAGCAATTGCGATGGCTGTACCAGCGTGACCCCCTACTTCGGGAGTTCGTGAAGATTGCAAAACAGGTCGGCAATTTTGCCGATAGGGCGGGGATACAGATATGATCACTGAGAAGAACTTCTTCGGTGAGACCGATCCAGATGTCGGCGGTGAGACCGAGTTCACCAATTGCAATTTCGCGCATCCACAACCTGTCCTCGATGGCGCTGATTACATCGGTGTCCGTGTCTTCCCTGGTGATGACACACCCAGGACCTTCACTCGCTGCAATCTGGTGAACTGCGAAGTCCCTCCTGGCAGCACCATGACCAAGTGCAACAGAGCGATTGTTCGCAGGAACGTTGTCACCAACTCCGAGGACATTGTAATCGGTGCCGAGACCATCACGGTGGAGATCAAAGCCAACCTTTGCTATGGCCACCAGATCGGCCCCGGGATCTACAACTACTACGCCGTGCCGTCTGAAGACGGGATCGACCCGGAGGAATAATGGCCACCTACTACGTTGACACTGCTGTCGGGAACGATGGGAACGCTGGCACCAGTGAAGGTGCTGGCAACGCTTGGGCCACCATCGACCACGCCATGAACACCCTCTCCGCTGGTGATCACATCTACGTCAAGGCCTCCGGCGATTATACCGAGATGGCGACCATCGACACCGCTGGCACGGCATCCGCCTCGGTCATCATCGAGGGTTACACATCAACCCCCGGCGACGGCGGCATGGCGACCATCGACGCCACGGGCCTGAATAATGGCATCTTCTACACCACCTCGACCTACCAGTATTATGCCTTCAGGAACATCACGGTGGAGAACGCCGACTATGACGGGTGGAACCTCTCCAGCCGGTACCTCATCATGTTCGAAAACTGCCAAGCCCTGAATTGCGGAATCCGTGGGTTCGACACTGGGGGGTTCACCAGCTTTGTCGATTGCGTGGCCACGGGCAATTCCAGTGATGGCATCTATGCCGAGAACGATATCAAGGTCATCGGTGGAGATATCAGCGGCAATGGCGGGTATGGAGTCCGGTGTCCTGGGTACAGTGGTGTTGCCTTCGGCGTGATGGCGAACTCCAACGCAAGCATCGGCCTCCAGGTCAGGCGTGGTGGCACTGCGATCAACTGCACCGTTGATGGTGACAGCAAGGACACTGGCTCCGGCGTGGACTTCTCGGGCTACTCAGACTTTACCCATGTCCTCGTCAATACCATCATCTACGACTGCGTGAATGGGATCAACGGAGATGCGACCCCATGCAATGGGTTTGCCATTGGCCGGAACAATCTCATCAACGGGAACACAAACCAGTATGTCAACTGGGAGACGGATGCCCAGGCCACAGACATCACAGATGCGCCTGGGTTCACGGCAGAGGGTAGCGACTACACCCTTGGGGCAAGCTCCGCTGCCAGGAACGCCGGGTATGATGGCAGTGGGTCGAGTTCCCCTGGCATGGACATCGGCGCTCATCAGTCTGCCGATGCTGGTGGAGGGGGCGTCACCACTGTGGTCATCACCGGGTAAAGGAGCCACATGCTCTCCCCACATTTTGGCCTACATGAGTTCACGAAGGCGTCGGTCGGGAGGAAGAAGTTCCAGGTCAAGCTGTCCTCGGTGGGGTATTACCTTGCCGAGAGACTCGCCCTCGACATTCTTGAGCCTGTCAGGGTCAATGAGGGACGGCCAGTCCGGGTGACCTCTGGGGCACGGTCCTGGGCAGTCTATGATGCGATGGTCAAGGACCGAGAAGGCACGAACAAGAGCAAGCCCTCAAAGAGGTCCGACCACTTCTACGCCAACCATGTCCATCCCTATGGAGTTGGGGCTGCCGACATCACCTTCCACGGTATCGACCCCTTGCACCTGATCGCCTGGATCATGGCCGAGGGGATTCCAGTGGGTCAGGCAATTGCTTACCCGTCCAACAGGTTCGTCCACCTCTCCAACCCAAGGACTGTCCTGTTCGCCCTGGAGGCCATTGAGGTCTTGCCGCCGAAGGCTCGGTTCCTGGTCTGGACACCCGACTTGGGATACAGGAACCTTGCCTGACAATGCCATGAGACTGATAGTCATGTCAACCCCTTTCCCCCCTCCTCTCCCCTTCCCCCCCTCCCCCTTACAATCCCCCTCCCCCCTAACCCCCCTCCACCCCCCAATCCCGTAAAGGCGAAATGTCTTTCCGGTAGAGATTCTAATTTTATGGCTGACATTAGTATCAAAATGGATGTTGACATGTTTGCCAGCATTCGGTATTCTGTGCCTCGGACACCCGGAAAAGACAGACCGTATGGAGGGAACGATGACAGATGGATACACAGTGCTGGGCGTGAACAAGGATGTTGCCGATGCCTGCCGCAAGGTGGCAAAAGACAGGGGCATCTCGATCAAGGACTTCATGTCCGACACGCTCTTGACCAACCATGAGATTTGGGAAGCCTACAAGGCCGGTGTCGCTGCCAGGGGTGGCCTCACCGATGATCTCAAACAGCCCGTTGTCGAACCTCCCCGGGTCAAAGACTCATACATGGGAGAGTGAGAGATGGAGACTGACCTGAAGCAGTTCGGCATACCGGACAACTTCCCGATAGTGATCAATACCGACTCACCTGACTGGGAGACCAGGGCCAAGTTGCAGGCCCCCTTCCCGGCTCATGATGTCGAATGGAGGATTGATCGGGTTGGCAAGAAGCGCGGTGGAGGTATTTGGGCGAAGATCCTTGCCTACATCAATAACCGCGCAATCATGAACCGACTCGATGATGTCTTCGGCCCCTTGGGCTGGGATACCGTCATCGCCCCGGTTGGCAATGGTGGCTTCCTTTGCACCATCACGGCAGGAGGAGTAGGCAAGACAGACGGCTCCGAGGTGACCAACTTTGCAGCCTTCAAAGGCGGCATCTCTGGTTCGATGAAGAGGGCCGGTTCTCAGTGGGGCATTGGCCGATACCTGTACTACCTGGAGGAGGGCTGGGCACAGATCGATAGCTCCTCATCCCTGGTGACCCCCAACTTTGCCAACGTCAATCTGGCCAAGAAGGGCCAAGCCGCCGATTGGGCGAAATTCTACTGGGGGCCTCCCGAGATGCCGTCCTGGGCCTTGCCTCCTGAAGGCTTTGTGAGGGTCCCTGGGAGCGCGGTGTTGGCCGCTGGGTCATCCACTGTGATAGGTGACGAGGATGGAACCCCAACGGCCCCTCAGGTGGACACAGACGGCTATGCCACGAAGAAGCAGATGTACTTCATCCATGGTCTGGCCAAGGAGCGCAAGACAGCGGAGGCTCTCAAGGACCCCGAGTTTGTGGCCATCTACGAGAAGTATGTCCAATGGGTCAACGAGGGCCGGGAACGCAAGGGTGGCAGGGTGGCTGACACCGTACCCTTCAAGGCGATGGCCTTGACAGACTCAGAGGCCGACAGGGTGATTGAGGTCCTTGAAAGTTGTTCGAAACACCCCGAGTAGAGGCTCGTGGTTTTGGCGGTCCCCAGGTAGGTCTCATCGCCTCCTCCAGGCCGTCTTTGATGCCCTGACCTGGGGATAGGGGCATTTTCTAACGAGGAGAGAATGATGACCAAATCAGAGAGACACAGTGCGATGAAGAGAGTCCTGGCCAATGTGCCGAAGGAAGTCCTGTCTGGCATTGCCGGTGATCTGGCTTATGTCGGTGATGCCGATGCCCTGGTGGTCGTGGCCGACGCGATCAATCAGGCCACTGTCACGGCACCCGTCGAAACCGACCCCCTGGAGGCCTAAACCATGGCAAGCCTCAACAAGGTGACCCTGATTGGACGGTTGGGTCAAGACCCGGAACTGAAGACCTTCGACAACGGCTCCCAGGTGTGCAATGTTTCACTCGCCACCGACGAGACCTGGAAGGACAAGGACACCGGGGAGAAGAAGTCGAAAACCGACTGGCACAGGATCGACTTCTGGGGCAAGTTGGCAGAGATCGTCTCCAAGTATTGCCACAAGGGCAAACAGATCTATGTCGAGGGCTCGATCCACACCAGGAAGTACACGCAGGACGGTGTAGAGAAATATGCAACCAGCATCAAGGCCTACAAGATGTTGATGCTGGGGTCCAAGTCAGATGACGGTGGTGGGCAGACCGCTGCCCCCAGTGGAGGGGATTCCGGTCAGGTGACTGGTGGCCCTGGTGGAGATTCATGGCGCGATGAAGAGGATGATCTGCCCTTCTGAGTTGACATGGCGGTGGACCGTGGCCCATTCTTCCAATCTCTGTTCATCGCCTTCCGTGGCCCTGGTCGGACCTGTCTCCCGACCAGGGCTTTTTCTATAGGGGTAATTCGATGGACTGGAAACCCTGCTCATCCTGTGCATCACAGGAAATCCCGGACATCACCAAGCACCGTGTCAGCGACATGGAATACAATGCCCAGGCAACGTGTTGGCAATGTGGAGCCGAGACGAAGGTCTGTTGGGCAAGGTGTGGTGGCTTTATAGAGGCTGAGATGAAGGCCATGTATCTGTGGAATTCTGGGGAGGTGAGAGCATCAAAAACATCTGGACAGTATTGACAATCCTGTATACAATGCCGACCTAGAGACAGGAGGCCCACAGTGCCAAAGAAGGAAGAATACATCCGGCCCGACAGAGGGTCTGCCGCCGAGGCCATGGAGGCCATCAGGGACCTTGCAAAGGCTCGATACAATACCCAGTTGGAAAAGGTCCCTTACAACTACATCAGGGGATGGATCATACCAGCGGTGCTGGAAGCCTTCCCGGGCCGGTGGGACGAGAGAGAAGTCTACGACGAGTTCGCAATATTGAGGGGCCAGATGGATCGCCCCAACCGCGAACTATTCGGTGGTTGAGGATGGATGAATGGACAGGAAATCCACAGTGCGAAGACGGGTATGTAAGGATTGCCAACGAACTCTTCGAAGTCCTCATGGCAATGCCGATGACAGTGCGAGAATTCAAGGTCATGCTGGGCATCATGAGGATGACCTATGGGTGGAACAGGAAGACCGCGAGGCTGGTCCAGAAGAATCTCGCCATCATGACTGGCATCGATCCCACCAACCTCTCTAAGACGATCAAGGCCCTCAGGGCCAAGGCTATGATTTTTGTGGATGAGAACCGCATGGTCACGGTCAACAAGAGGTACCGCGAATGGGTGGTCGGGGACATGAAGTTGTCCATCGAGACCACGTTCATCGGTGCCCTTCGGAAGAGGGGTCTGTGGAATGGCAAGAAGTCTGGCCTAGTCCCGGCTGATTGGGTCAGGTTGGCAAGGTGGGCTGGTGAGGTCGGCCTAGAGCCCTTTGTGGATAAGGTGGAGTCGAAGATGGCCAAGGTGAGAATCAACTCCCTTGGCTTCTTCTTTGCCGACACCCATGGGTCGTGTGTGTTTGAGAGGGTCTACTTCAGGGAGATGGAGGCGGCATGGGAGAGAGAAAAGCGCTCAGAGGCCGATTCGTTACCGCGAAGGCAGCACGAAGAGAACTCAGGGAGCTTGGCATCATCAAGGGACATTTTAAGGGGCTTGTTCGGCCAGGAGTTCGGGGAGACTCAGGAGCCCTTGTCGCAGGAGTAGACCCATCATCGCAAGGCCACTGCATCACTTTCATGCTCTCCAGTCCTCAAGTCCCCCAGTATTATTCCCTGCAAGTGGACAATGATACGTCGTCCTATGCCAGCCTGTACCGACGGCTGGCTGAGTTGCCGGTGAACGATCACACCGTCTTCATCGAGGACGCCTACCTGGGACGAAACCCCAAGAGCCTCATCGTGGCCGTGACTGCACGGGCGAAGTTGCAGGTCATCTTTGAACTGGCTGGATGGAGGGTCGTGATGGTCAAGCCCTCGTCCTGGCAATCGCCAATTCTGAAACAGGGCTGGGGGGCACACCGTCCAGAGTTGAAGGGCGCGGCCAAATGGTTAACCAAGCTCCTCACGGGGGAGAGCCCCAAGAGCGACATGTGCGACTCCTTCTGCATCTGCATCTATGGACGAGGAAGAAATTCTTGACAGTGTTATCGTGTGTTGTATACAATTCTGTCAGAACAATGGAGAGGAGGTGACTATGACAACAGTATGGAGAGGGAAGGAGGCGAGGATGGACAAGTGTCTGATTGCCTTCGCCCACCTGGCCAAGGAGAGGAAGTTCCCACCGAGCCTGAATGAGATTGCTGAAGAGATGGGCGTTGCCTATGCAACGGCTCACCTCGCGTGTGCCGATCTGATCGAGGCTGGCTTAATGGTGAGGGAAGTTCCGAATCAGGCACGATCCCTTTGTTTGACGGGTGATGGAAAACGCCGACTGCCAAGAGCGCGGTCGAGAAAGACGAGGGCCAATGGTGGAAGGGCGGCGTAAGCTCAGGCCTGAGGCAGAGGCTGCCTGGGACTTAATGGCCAGAGAAGTGGAAGAGATGCACGGGAAGACCGTCACCGACATCGGGCTTGGTGTGGTCAGGGATGAGGACGGCATTCCAGTGTCGGCCCTGATGTTTGGCATATCAGATGAGGGAGACAACTTGTGCCTCATCGAATGGGAGTATGCCTACAACTTCCACCAGGATGGTGAGTGCGATTGTTTCGGGTGCCTACTGGAGGGCGACCCAGACGGGGCAATGTTCATGGCCGGTTTAGACTTCACCTGTTCAGAGGTGACGTTGATGTCCATGCCCCTGGAACGGGAGGGTGGCAGTGAAATGGTTCACTAAGATCCTCAAGCTGGCATACTTTCTACTGCGAGTCGCCATCTCATTAGGGGTGGCGATTCTCACAATCATAGCAGGGGCGCTGATCGGTACATCATTCAAATACGACCCCTGGAAGGAGGAGCGATGAAGCTGCCCGGGAACCCGAACTGGAACCTACCCCCTGGAGTCACACCGTCGATGGTGGACAATGCCACGGAGGTGGAGGAGTGCGAAGAATGTGGCGAGGCCCTTGAAGAGAACAGTGACTGCAACCTCGTCTGCATGAATGAGAATTGTGACGACTACGAGATCGACCGGATCGCCATGAAGGCCGATGATGACTATGACCGATGGAAGGACGATCAATTGATGGGCGACCGGTAGGTGTTGACAGTGGTGACAGTATTATCATATGATTACCCTGTCAACCACAGAAAGGCGATAGAATGTGGACAGCATCTGAACTTGAGACAGAGATCGACGATCTGACATCACAGATCAACGATACCGTTTACCAATCACTCCAGAGTCGGGATTTCAGCCAACTGGAGGATGAGATCAGTGACCTAGTGACCCAGGTGGACAACTGCACAGGCAGGATCTCAGAGCTTGATGATGAGAACGAAGATGAACGCATCGATGGTGGGGCGAGGATCATGGTCGAGCGTGTTCGACTGGTGACGCCCTTTGGCCCTGAGATCATTGTCAATGACGGTGACAACCTTCAGGGGTACGAGATCGATGTGCCAATAGTGTGGGAGAATGACAGCATTCCCGACCACCTGAAAGCTGGCACCAACGGATGGGAACTCTCCTCCTATGGCAGCAAATGTGAGGTGGGGGACTCTCTCATGGAAGAGTTGGATGGCATGGTGGCGGCAATCACCAGACACCTGCATGACGCCTACAGGCTAGGCCTTGAGGATGGACGGGAGGGCAAACATCTGTTCACTAAAGGAACCGGATCGGTTGAAAGCCTCTCTTAGGGCTGTGAAGGCAGGGGACGGCATAGGCATCGAGAGCGCGGCGCAAGTGCTGGTGATCTTCTCCGATGCCATAGCCGCCAAATTCTGTGGCCCAAGCCTCAATGGGCTGATCGATGGGATCAGACGCGAAGACAGTCTTGGCCTGTGGAAGGATGTCGTTGAAGTCGAGGATGAGGCTGGAGAGACCCAGAAAGTGTTGTGGTGGATCGAGGACTATCGAGAGATTCAGGGCTACCTCCCTTGCTCTTGTGTCTGGCTCCTCACAATCCAACTTGAAAGTGAGCGCACTGATGTCTGAGAAGCACTGGGCAGACGCCATGACCAGGGAAGTAGGAGGCCACATCTTTCACGATGGTGTCGGCCTGTACGCCCAGATCACCCGAGACAGGCTCAAGAGGAGGCTCTGGGCCAGGGAGATATTACTCCGTGAGATGGCATGGTATGAATACCAACTGAAGGAAGGCAGTAATGGGAAAGAGAATTTCACTGATGCCCCTGCATCCAGCCATGGAGACCAGGAAGGCAGTCGAGACCCGGGTCAACGATACCCGGATAACGGTGAGGAAGCATAACAGGGAGGACTTCGGCCAACTGGTGAAGGCCCTCCGTGAGACACATGGACACAAACAGAACTGGTACGGCAAGAAGCTCGGCAGGTCCTACGACTGGTTGAGCCGGATCGAGAGGGCTCACCACAAGAGCATCAACCTCCAGGCTCTCCGTGGCCTTGAGAACATACTGGGCCTGGAGGAGGGCAAGCTGGTCTCCTGGGCCAAGTATTGTGGGTACTCCTTCATCATCCCCAAGGGGTACACGGTCTCGGCCTCTGTCACGGCCCTTGTCGAGGGTTACTGCAACAGTGAGAAGTTGCCGAAGTTGCCAGCCAAGGCCGACGACCTCCCACTGTTCGAACCGAAGGTATCCACAGTCACGACCGGGATCGAAGTCCTGGAGTCGAGGTGTCTTGTGGTGGACGGGTGGACCCTTGAGGACTGTGAAGGGTACTGGAGCCTGAAGAACGACAAGAACGGAAAGGTTATGCCCATCCTCCACAGTGACATGGACAAGATCCTGGCTCTCTTCGAAAGGGCACAGTCATGACCTTCGAAGAAGCCCAGAAGAGGGTGGGCCAGCGGGTCGAGAGGTTGGGCGAGGTGCGGCCCCATGTGTGGGAGCCGCTGGAGGAGGGCGTGATCATCGAGTGCGTCCCCGCCACTGAAGACAAGAAGGGTATAGTGTTCATCCGATGGGACGGCGAACCCTTCTCGGAGGCAAGTCGAGAGGATGACCTTGGGGCGATGAGGCCCTTGGGTAACTTGGAAGGAGGGCAGTGATGGAGGGTGTAGCTCTTTCGAACCCACACGCGATTGGCCTGTACCGGCTGACCGTGTTGAAGTCGGCCCTGAGGCTGGAGATGATGGGCATGACAAGGCGTGGTCGGTCCACCTACGCGATTGTGAAGGAGGAGTTCGGATTCAGGGGCTCCAAGCGCAAGGTCTTGGACCGCCTGTCCGACTACCTCGAAAAGGCACGGGAGGGGGTGGTCGCAGTTGACGAAAAGGGGCATATCGCCTGAATGGTGGATCAGTCTTGTTCCTGCGATCTGGTTGATGGCGATCCTGATGGGATGCGCTGGAGGTGGTGAGTACAGGAACACTGACCCCGACCAACCCTGGAACAGTCCGGGGGAGGCCGATGACATTACTCAGCCTTGGCATGACCCTGCCTACCGGGACGATCCGATGGCACCATGGAATCAGTGGCACCCCAACGAGACCCTGGAAGAGTACGAAGAGAGGACGGGCCTGAGGTGATGCCTCGTCGGGAACGGGAGGCCCTGAGGGAACTGAAAGACATGGGTTCATATCAGGACGAGATACTGAAACAGGAGGAAACGATGAAGATCAATTTCGAGGACTACCGGGAGTACATGACCAAGTTGAGGGACAGCGGGAAGACGAACATGTTCGGCGCTGACAGGTACCTACTCAGGGACCACCCGGGCCTGACGAAGGCCGAAGCCAGAGAGATCACGATCTGGTGGATCGAGAGGGGGGCTGAGAGTGCCTAAGATCATCGAAGACGATTATCTCGGGGATGGCGTCTATGCCTCCTTCGACGGCTACCAGATCCTGTTGGACTTGAGGGGCCAGCCCGGGTGCCATTCACAGTCCGACATCTGCCGGATCGCATTGGACGAACATACCCTTGACGCCTTGATGAGGTACAAGAGTCGTGTTCAGTTGGCCCTCCTTGCTGCCGAGAAAGCCTTTGTGGAGGACGAAGAGAAGTCGTAGGGGGTTACTGCCTTTCCTCTCTATGACGGGGGACCCTGGCCAGACCGGCTGGGGTCCTTTTTTTGGGCTCTCCCGCCACACTACCACCAGAGGCCCTGAGAGGCCCTGTGCGGCCAGCAGGAGGTAGGTGGCCCATCGGCCCACCTTTGCCCCTCGACGGCCCTCCTGGGCCATCTGGGGGCCTTGATATGACAGTTTCCGGGGATCTCCTGGCCCAGGTGGAGACTTTGGGGGGTATGGAGCCAAAAAATGCCGAGGCCCGACTGGACCCCGGCACCCAAAGGTGGAGGACTATTTGGACTTGCCTACCGATCCCCCAGCGGCCTTCTTCGCCTTGGTCTTGGCATCCTTCAGCTTCTTGACCCTCTCGTCCCAGGCCGTGGAGGCCTTCGGGGACAGTTCCTTGTTCTTCGTGAAGATCCACTTGCCCCTGACCGACTTGGCCTTGCCAGAGATGGTGACTCCACCGAGGTTGATGGCTGCCGACCTGGACCCATCGTCCCTCTCCTTGTTGGAAGTCAGGTAGATCTTACGATCACTGCCGAGGTCCAACCCCTCGACGGTGCCATTCTGGTGACGGTCAGGGATTGCCACGTTGGTGGCTGCCTTCGGGTCGATGACCCTCTTGACGGTGACCTTCTTGGCCACTGCCTTCTTGGCCACTTTCTTGACAGCCTTCTTGACCGTCTTCTTGGGGACCGATTTGCTGGTCCCAGTGGAGGTGTTCATGTTCGCCTTCCTTGTTGGTTTGTATGGGGACCGTTATGGCCCTGTCTCTACACACATTATACCGCATAACTGACCGCCCGATCAACCCCAACTGGGCTCTATTCGGTAGTGTCAACCCTGACCTTGGAGACTCTCCACTCCTCGCAGATTGGGCACTTGAAGCTGCCCATGTCTCCTTCGAAGCCCTCGTAATATTCGATGTTCTCGATGTCAGTGCAGAACCGCCAGTCGCGGCACTTGCCACACCAGACCTTTGTCCTACTCATCGAGGGCCTCCAGGTCGTTGATCAGTCCAGAGAGTTCCTCGGCACACCGACTGAATGTCCAACCGATGCCGCGCTCCTTGTCGTAGGCCTTGGGGTGTTCACTTTGGCACTCATCATCCATGGCCTCGACTTCCTGGAGGATCTCGTAGATCCGTTCCGATTTCTTCACAGTTCACCTCCCTCCTCAAGCTCCATGGAGTACCATTTGTCATGCCCCACGATCAGGTGGTCCAGGAGCGGGATTCCGACAATCTTGGCTGCACCGGAGAACCGACGGGTCATGTCTCGATCCTCGGGGGACGGATACACCATCCCGGACGGGTGGTTGTGGAGCAGTACGAAGGTGGCAGCCGGAACAAGGAGGGCTGCCCTCAGGACATCCCGTGGATTGGCGATGCACTGGTCCATGGTCCCGACTCCAAGAGTCATGTGGTCTATAAGCTGGTGCTTGGTGTCGAAGAACACGGCTACCAGATGCTCCTGCACTGGGTCACCGTACTCCTCCTTGAACCAACGGGCGACAGTGACAGGGCCGCTGATGTTGGTCGGATAGGAGCCCGTCTCCTCCCTCACCAGCATACATGTTACTTTCATCATTTACCTCCAGTAGGGTGTCGATCTGTGCCTATATAATAGAACACCTACTGATGACTCTTCAATGGCATAAGGTCGCATGGCCTTGCCCACTACCGGTTTCCATTGCATCGACGACAGCCCCCATGGTATCATTCTCTTAGATGGAAGGAGAACACTCGGATGAACATCTTCAAAGTAACATTGAATAAGGTGACAGCCCTGTGGTACTTCCATGTAACCACCCGACGGAACCTGAATCGATACACTGGAGGAAAGAGATGAACGACATTCGCAAGATCGAGGGCCTGGACTTGGAGGTTGGCGATCAGATGGAGATCACCCGGGACGGCGAGGTTGTCTGCAACATCACGATGACCGACATCGGTCTGGCTGTCACCGCCGACACCTCGATCAACCCTGGTGTCGCCAACCTGAGGCGGTCGCCCATGGACAATCTGGCCACGGTGATGCACAACACCTGCCCCAGTGAACAGGACTTCTTCGATTGGGACCCTGACGCCAAGAGCAGGGTCATCCACGATGCCATCGGTGGTGAGGAGAGCCCTCTCGCTGGCCTGGATCTCGGTGGACTCCTTAAGAGCCTTGGTGGTCAGTAGGGGTGGTGGTGGGGGGCTGGCCTTCGGGCTGGCCCCCTTTTCTTTCACGGAAGGATTGACCATGAAGTTACTGACCAAGGAGATCATCCAGTCTCTGCCTGCCCTCGGATCGACCGACGGTGACGGTGATGAGGCAATCGCTCGGGTGAAGTTCTTCAATCCGGCTGGTTCCGGCACATGGTATGCCACGGAGTTCGACCTGGAGAGTGGGCAGTTCTTCGGACTGGCCCACATCCTTGAGACCGAGCTTGGGTACTTCTCCCTCCAGGAGCTTGAGGGGTTCAAGGGACGGTTTGGCCTGGGCATTGAACGGGACCTGCACTGGACCCCCAAGACACTGAGGGAATGTCGCGAGGAATTGCTCCGAGTTACCACAGCGCGGTAGTCAGTCCTGGGCAGAGTGTCTGGGAGGAGCAATGAGAGGCCCGGGTTCACACTCCCCGGGCCTCTCTCTTGCTATCTACTTGTATCGAGGGAAGTAGGACACTGGTATGCAGTTGGCTCCCAGGTTACTGGTCACAGGTTCATCGAACTCTTCCGACCCTGCCACTGAGGGCACAGAGTCTTCGTCAAAGGTCAGGTAGAACCTCGTCCCATCGGGCAGGTTGAACTGATATTTCACGATCTCCCCTTCGGGCAGGTCAACGGTGATCTTCATCACTCACCTCCCTTCATCACTGAGGCCATCATCTGGAGGACTTCAGCCTTCCTGGCCATGTCGTCCTCGGTGAGGACCCGTCCGGTCAGGTGGCACACTGGCGCGGCCATCCTGTGTTCGATTTGCAGTCGGGCCTGTTCGGTTCGTCCTATGGCCTCGACCAGTGTCATCCAGGAGATGGTAGTCTTCCTGACGGGCGTCCTCTTGGGCTGTTCCATGGCTACCTCTCCCATTCGACTTCACCGGGGAAGGCCCCGGCCTCGACGGTGTTCGGTGGGTACTGGTCATCGATCCGGCTGCCACAGTGGTAACAGACCCGCTGCCCCCCATCGGGGGCGAGGCCCGACCATCCGTGGTCACAGATCTCGGCTGCCTTGGCCCAATCGTCGGCCTTCATGGCAGCCCGGGTCCGGTCCAGTCGGTGGCCATGTTCACGCCCGAGGGCCTGCCACTCGGCCTGTTCCATGTCGGCGTCCCACCGTTCCTGTTCGATGGCTTCCTGTTCGTATCCTGGATCTTCCATGCTTCACACCTCACGGTAGGGGTCGTAGGGTAGGATCTCGGTGAGTTCGAAGGAGGGGTAGTTCTCATACCCTTCCCGGATGAAGTCCTCTGTCTCATCTCCACGGCAATGGGCGACCTGATGATCTCCGTCGATCACATAGGCCACGGTCACCTGTGCCCCACGGGGGGCAGTCAGGTGTTCGGTGATGAAGGACTCGGTTTCATGCATCATCGTTGTCCTCCAGGTGACTGTGGGCAAACACGGTGGTGGCATGGGTCCGGCGACCGGCATGTGTTGTGACGAAATCGGTGTTGGGGTGGCCATCGTCCATGTAGGCGTTCATCTTGAGGGTTCCGAACTTCCATGCATCCTGGCTTCCCAGGAAGGCTCCCTGGATATCGACCACCAGTCTGTGGGTCCCTTCGTTGTCAACCAGGGCCAGGGTGACGGTCTCCCCTCCCTCGATCAACACGGTCCTGTCTTTGGCTTCTGTCATCTCTGACTTCCTTCCTTTTGGCGTCTCTGTTCTAGGCTTCCTTCAGGTCCTCGTTCTCGATCTGTTTCTCAGTCATCAGGTCCCTGTTCTTGACTTCCTTGACGGTCCCTCCATCGGAGAAGAGGACGGTGTGCCCGGGTCGGCTGATGAGGCCTTCCTCGTCAACCTCGATGTCCATATCGTCTCTCATGGCATGGACAATGACTTGGGTGGTCTCGCCACACCCAGGGATCATGCAGGCCGTTATCAAGACGGACCCACCATGGGGACCGGAGACGAAGATCTCCTCCCCGTCCTCAAGCTTGACCTCCTGGATCTTGGTGCCGTTGTCTCTGTCGATTTTCATGGCTTGGTTCCTTTGGGTTTTGGGGCGGGAGTCGGTTCCCTGCCCTCATATTGAAGATACCAATCGACTGAAAGTCGGTGCAATGACATAAGATAGCCTATCCAGGGAAAGGGTAGTGCCCCTGGAGGCCCCCTAAGTCATATCGACCAGGAGGAGGTAGAACCGTTCTATGGCCCATCTCATGGTGGCCTCGCCAAAGCCAAGGTGGTATTGGGGGTCGTCGGTTGTCTCAAGACCCCTTAGCTCATGTTCAATGGCTTGGCCTATCTTGTCCCACCTTAGCTCGGTGTCATCTGTGGGTGGCCATAGCCAAGATTCCATCATCCCGGTCAGGTAAGCCGCCGTCCTCTCCTGGTCCAGGGTCCAGGTCAGCCTGTCTCCCCAACCTTCGCCAAGGACCTCGACCATCCTGGTGTGAACCTCGCCTTTATACATGATTTCGCCTTTCCGAGGGAGGACCGTCATTGGCCTCCTCTCCTGATAAGGATATCACCGTCAACCTAGTGCCTTCAATGAGGATAGATCGTCCCAGGCTCAGATTCGGTCGCCATATCCGACGAGGTGTACCAAACGGTACAGGGGTGTACCATATGGAACAGTGTCTCCCCAACCTGACGAAAGAGGGAGAGAGAGGACGGAGATGTGTGGTGGAGAAGACGGAAAAAGGGGTAGTCGCCATGACTGGCCTGTTAACTTTCATCTGGGCGAGGAGACCTCAGTCTAAGACCCCTAGCTCCAGTCCGTTAGTTGTAGGCGGGTACACACTGAGCATCAACCTGGGTAGGCACTAGTCCGTTTCGGGGCGAAGTCCTCCCCTAGTCTCTTGAGATGACGATGACTAGTCCGTTTCGGGCCGGTGACCTACCAGGCGAAGTTCTCGGGAAACCGGCTGAGGACCGTTCAAATTGTAACAGCCATGTTCCAACTAAATTGTAAAAGCCATGTACCAACTAAATAGAAGAAGCCAGGAATAGGTGTTAGGCGAAGTTGGGTCATATCACCCAAGGCGAAGTGGGGTTCGGATTCAAGATCTGTACCTGTTACAAAAGGTTCTTTTGGGGGATTTCACCCGAATCTCCCTGCTTGGTGTTGGCATGGTAATTGATGGTCCATGCCAGAAATGAATAAAACCAAATAAAGATTCAATAGGAATATCAAAGATAGGTGTTGATATCATTGTCAAGGTTTGGTATCTTTAGGGCATGGGGAATTCTCCCCTACAAAGGAAAGAAGGAAAGACATGGAAAGGCACAATCTCAAGAAAGGCACCAAAATCAACAAGGCATGGGTTGCCAGGAAGACCGATAGAAGGGTCACCCTGGTCATGGATAAGGCCAGGACCCTCTACAAGACATCCCTAAAGAAGGGTGCCCTGTCCATCTCCGGCCGATCCTGTGGTGTCTCCTGGAAATCTGTCAAGGGTGGCATCTTGATCTCGGCCAAGACCGATTCGAAGAACACACCTCTTCTTGCCTCGACCCTAGGCATTTCGGTTGCCGATCTGGCCAAGGGCAAGGTTTACAAGGTCGAGGGGGATACCTTCATCTCCCCCACAAAGGGCAAGGCCTAACACCACAACCAGGGGGGAGGCCTTCTCCCCCCTTCTCTTTCGAAAGGAAATGCCATGAGAGAAATCATTCTACAAGAGGGGGAGACCTGCATCATCTCCCTTCCTGATTCAGATGAATGCCTCCATGCCCTATCCATGGGTGGGGAGATTGTGTCTGGGTATACAGGCCTCGGACCTGGGGAGAATGCAGAAGATCGGAACATAGAAGACCGAACCCATGAGGGGGAACATATGTTGACAAGGGTGGAGGCCTTCCTGGTGGGCATCATTGCAATTCTCCTTCTCCTGATGGTGGTCAATGTGTTGGGTGCATTAGGATATTAATTGGTTGATATGCCTCCCCCTGATGCATGGGGGGAGGCATTATTTTATGCCTTATGTGGGGTATGTGAGAAACCGGATATTTTC